CACTACGCCCGAGGAGGCTGATCTGCGCGGAGCTTCCAGCGCAGAGGTTTCCATCGTGAATACAGGTGTTGCGATTACCCGTATTCTCCAGGAGCATCCCGTGAACATCAACACCTTTGCGTCTGAAATCGTCCTGCCCTCCTTCGAGCGCATGGACGAGGTGGCTGTGCTCAACGTCCTGGGGGAATAATTGGGTCTGACACCTTAACGCTTTTCCCCGCGAGTCAGACCCTATTGGGGAAACAAGTGTCCGAACTGGTAGGCGATGATTTGATGGTCAAGGCGGATGGTTCCGTTACTGGTACATTTCATCATGTGACAGGATATACCGAGTTCAGTTCCGAGCCGGACGAACAGGAAGGTTATTACTTTCCCTTCCACCTGACTAAGACTGGGAGCAAAATGACCTTCAAGAAAAACGGCTCTCCTACCAAGCAGAACATTGCATTTGACCCGGACATTATTTTCCGGGTAACCAAGAACGATACTTTTGAAGTCTTGGTAGACAACCAAAGCGTTGTGACGTTTAACTTCTCTGGAGCTACATTTGAAGGTTAAGAAAAGCGGGAGGCAGCATGAAGTTTATTCCAAATTACCGCGTGTGCTATGGAGGACGGTTTTATGAAGCTGGAAATCCATTCTCTATCAAAGCCGAAGACGCGGATATG